CTATTTTCCAAGGATTAGCGATAATATGGCTTGCCATCCCCTCTCTACCAAAGGGCTTATGCAAGCTACTATTAAGGATAATAGGCCAATAACAATCGCAATAACTGTCATTTTTCTATTCCACCTTCTGTCGTTTATCTTCTCAGCCTCTTTCTTTTCCTGAGCAGAAGAATTGCCCTCTATCGACCAATCCGAGCCAACATTCAGTCGCCTCTCATATTCCTGCAGATATCGCACCCCTTTGGGAGTTATCCGCCACATGCTGAAGGACTCCTCGATGTAGCAACCATCGCTAAGTCCCTCAATGATAAACTTGAAATAGCTGTCATCCACGTCTGCGCGAATCATGCTATTTCTGAGTTCTATACTCGTATTATCACCTTTGACCAATTGGCGAAGCAGAAAGACTGCTCCAGCCTTGGTATCATCAATATTCAGAACATCCATAAGTTATAAGAAAAAGCCCCCGACACGGCTCAGTGTCGGGGGCAGAGTTGAGTTATTGAACATGTTAGCTATGCTAACTGCAATGCGCTGATGCGATTGCTTATTTCCTTGACTGCCTGATTAAAGATGCTCTTCTGCTCCTCGTTGAGTGTATAGACCTTTCCACGCACCTGATACCCATTGAGACGTTGCAAAAGCCATGATGCACTCTTGTTGAAATAGTTCTTGGCAATATAGGAGATAGGGAGCAGCTTATAAGCCTCTGCATCTATCTGGCTGCGGAGAACTGTCACTTCGCTCTCCAGACGAGTCACATTCTCCTCCACGAATGGTTTTGCCACTTCAGCCACAGCATCCTTATCCATAGTTTCCAACTTAGCGATAATTTCATTTTTTCGCTCCTCGCTCTTTACATCTGTATTACCAGCAAGAGTCTTGTATTCCTCCAATAATTTTTTAATATCTTCCATATCAATATATATTTTTTAATCCCCTCCCGAAGGAGGGGTAGTTTAACTTTACTTTTTTTTCATCAGTCTTGAGAGGTCGTACAAGAGATAATCAAGTCTCTTTTCGATTTCCTTTTGTGAAAGACCGGTGAATTTCACAACTCGGAGAAAGTCTTTGATTTCCTTTTTCTTTCTCTCGATTTCTTTTTCTAAATCATCTTGCATAGCTTGAAAATTTAATTGATTAAACATGTTCCTTAACTCGATTACAAAGGTACATAATAATTTTAATATACGCAAATAATACATAATAAAAATGTTATGTTTAACGCATTTTTAACGTTTTGATACACTTTGCAATAGGCTTCAACGAAACGGTCGCCCTGCCGGATAGTCTACTATCGTCTATTTAGCGTTGGCAAACGATAAGGAGAAAAAGTGGAACTGGCAAATATTTTTGGGAAAAAGTTGTGTTTTTGGTGGGAAAAGGTTAATTTTGCAGGTGAATTCATTAATATAATAAGGTATGGAAAGAAAAGAATTATTTTACGACATTCTAATCATACTGATTAATGCCGTTTGTGCCATCGTATCTGTCGTAGCATGTGCCCTTATGATTTTACAGCATTGTAAATTGTAAGAGCAAGCGTTATCAACATTGACACAAAAGAGACTATAGCACTGGCTATCCCCACGAACAGTTTATACTCCTTCATCTTCTCTATTAGTTTTTGTCGCTTAAGGTATCTAAGCAACCCCATTTGTGCAGCCTTGCATCCCTTGTCTGTAAGCTGAACCCTCCAATCGTAATCTCCTGTATAAACTATCAAGCCATCAATCTCCAACATAGTCACCACATCATTGGCAACAACCCTGTCATCAGACAACTCATCAACATAGGCTAACATCGAATCTCTGGTCATTGAAGTCTCATTTGCCAAAAGTTGCTTAATTGTAGCATCAGCTACTCTCATCTGTCTGTCGGAGTAAACCATAAATAAAAAAATGACCTGTGCATCGGGAGAGCAGTCCTTCAGCACAGGTCGGTCACAGCTGTATATCTTAAATAGCCACTCACAAGCCCTGCTCTGCCCGTGTCTGACTCATCTGTATATCTATGGGCAAAGGTAGTATTATTTTCTGAAACGAGCAAACATTTTCCTAAGTTTTTAGGAAAATAATCCTAAAAACAAAGAGAAGCCCCCGATGCATCTCGCACCAGGGGCTCAAGAGTTCATTATATTTAATTACTTTATGAAAACACAACCATCAGAAGACGGCTGCTTGTAAATCCGCTTTAATATTGCTCATGCAAGCGTTGAGTCGCTGGTATGTCTTCTCCCCAGCTTTTTTGACACCGCTGCTATATTGCCGCATGAGCGATGGGTTGATGCCCGCTCTCTTTGCGATGTCCGAGACATTGAGGAACGAGAAGTAATTGAAGAACGACTGAAGGTCGTACTTATATTCAAACTCCACCTCAGGAAACGTCTTGCCGTTCTCCTCAGCATCCAGCCTTGCTTCCTCGTAGCACTCCATCAAGTCAGCTTTTGCTGCTGCCACAGAGTCACCAATGGCACTCAGACCAACATCTCCGATACCCTGCTCTGTATAGCACCAAAACTTGCCATCAGATGCCTGCTCCACTATAATCTGTACCTTCATATTAATATAATATATTTATAGTTATCTTATAAAAAAGAGTCCATCCCTCATAAAATACAAAAGGATTTGAAGGTGGAAGGTTGGGGCTAACCCCCAACCAAGTCTCTCAAGATTTTATTGGCAAGTCCCGTAGGAACCTCTCCACTATGTCTTGGTACGAACTGCGACACACCCGTTTTAGGATTAGTCCACTTGTCGTGATTTCCACCATGTCGAGACAGGACGCATCCCGCATCTCTCAGTCTCATAATCAAATCTTTTGTTTTCATAAAATCAATGAACTCTTTGTCTTTTTGACACTGCAAAGGTAGCAAAAAAGCTATAAACTACCAAATATTTAGGTAGCTTTTTTGCTATATTAACTAAACTTTAACATTTCAGCCCCATCAGACGCGGTTTTTCCTCTTTTTCCCATCATTCTCGGATGATGTCAAGAAATCAGAATACCTCTTTTACCCCGAAATGCAATGGAGGGGTTTCCGCGAAAATGGCTCGTTTCTTGTGGCAATTTACTTGGAAATTGTCATAAGCAGCCATTTTCGCGGGGCAATCGGAGCATTCCGATTGGAAATTTGTGCTGTTTTGCACAAATTTTCCACGGTCATTTTTGCCAACCAACTGAGAAACAACGTTTTATCAAAAGTTGGTGCAAAAATGCGTGCCCGTAGCTTTAATGCTACCCCACACCACCCTACGCTGGCTGGCAATTGCCACGGCTCGCCATAGCGGAATATGTACGAGTTTTTTACGTGGCAATTGCCTATCCATCTACAACTTGCCGTTGTCGTGATAGCTGTAGTATGCTCCATCGGTTACAATGATATGGTCCATAAAGAAGAGGCGCATGACCTCGCAAGCCTTCTTCACATTGAGTGTGAGCACGCATCTTGTCTGCTTGGTTTGGTGTTGCCACTTGGGTGGTTGTGTGCGAGTGCCACGATAGTGGCATTACATTGCACGGCTTCTTTGATTATCAGCCTCACGTCTACGGCTGTTTCAGTAAGACCGCCCTCGCTGAGTTTCACGTGCTTGAGCATTTTAAAGTTTTGGTTCATTAGAATGACGTGCGCCTGTTCCACCTGTAAATCGCCTATCATCGGTTGCAGATAGTTATATATTGCCAGACTGCTGCCCATGTCAGGGCGTTGGCTTCCCTTCTCCATCGTCTTGCGCTTGGCAAGTTCAAGCGCTGCGAGTATGGCAAGTGCCTTGCAATCGCCCACACCTTGCACCACTTGCAAATCGTACATGGACAGCCTTGCCAATTTCGACAGCGAGTTGTCCACCATGTTCATCAGCTGGCGTGCTTGTCTCATGCTCTCAGCTGTGCCCGCTCCTCTGTTTATTACCATGGATAATAGTTCTGTATTACTGAGATTGTCAAAGCCGTAGTTCATTGCCTTGTACTCGGGTCTCTCGTCTGCTAACATTGTGTTGTAACTTCTCATTGTCTTTATGCTATTTTTCTGTTTGACTTGTTTATCTGAACACCTTGTGGGAAACATCTCTTTGAACGTGCTACACTATCGTAAAATCCTTCTGCCATCTCTTGCAAGCAACCACGCATTGAGATTGGGTCGTGGTGTATTGTGCGACCTAAGAAGATTTCTTCCTCCACGTAAGCGCCTGCGGCTTCGATTTTCTCTTTAAACTCCTCGATGGTCTTGCCACTTGTCAAAAGGTCGTCGAACAAAATGACGTTCTTGCCTTTGAAAAAGTCAGCGTCCACGCAAACTTTGAAAACATCCTCATTCACGAAATGGCTTCCTCCGTTGTGCAAAGGCTTGCGCTCCCCGAAAATATGTATGTGCTCATTTGCGGTTTTGACGTTCATAGCCTTCAACATTGCAGCAACATAGCCGAAACGCTTGTTATATTTGGCTTGGCTTGAGCATGGAGCGAAAACCACCACGAAATCGCTCAACAAATTGCCATATCTGTTTGAAAGATACTTCATCAGCAACTTGCCACAAAAGCGTGTGGCTGCTCGGTTGCCGTTCTTGAAATCATAAACAAACTGATTGTTTGCTCTCTGCTGCGCTTTGTCTGTGCAAAGGTTCATGTACGAATTTGGAACGTACTCGATAAAATAGCTTTGTCTCATTGTCTTAAATTTTTGAATGATTAAACGTATTCTGGTAATGTTCGGGAGTCCAGAGATTTTTCCCAACTCCAGCTGTGGAGTATTTTTTTAAATTGCATTCCGTTCAAAGCCCGGTGTGCCCTTTCGATTTTTCCTGTGCTTCCACACTGCGTTGGCAGAGGCAAACAGACGTTGGGTTCTGTAGTAACAAAAGGTAAAAGAATAGTGCAGCGTGAAGTTTTTTTGGCTTTTGTTAGTCCAGGTTCATGCGGCAGTTTGAATCGCCAAAAGCTAACTTTGCACAGGAAATTTCGAATGGGGACACATGACGGGCTGAAGGGATGCAAATCAAAAAAAGTACGGAACAGCGAATAAGACAATCCATCGACCCTTCAGGGCGATACCTCTTCTGCAGCAAGAAACCAAAAAAGGCTGCTACTCTCTCGAGCAACAGCCTTCAATCAAAAATAAATTAAAAACCAATAACTTAAAAACTATAAACAATAAAAAATGAGTAATCAACCTCTATAGCATGACAGCCCACCCATATAGATGGCTGTCTGTGGGAACTTCTCTGCCCCAATGCACACCGTATCGAAAGCATCAGAGAAGTCGGTGCGGTTCTGTAGCTGATCTTCATCAGTCTCGATGAGCTTCTCACCTCTCTTGTCCTTGCCATTGTTGTAGACTCCGGCACTCTCAATAGAGATGATGAGGTCCTCATTGTTGTCCTGGTTAATCAGGACCATGTGCTGAGCATGTCCCTTGAACATGCGATTGATGAGCAGCTGCTTCTCGAGATGGTTCATCGGCTTGCCGATATAGATCTCTGACACCAGCCATCCATTGCGACGAAGGACTCCGGCAATGATCTGATAGAACTTCTCGTTGTGCGTAGCGTAGTCATTGCCTACGAAAGTGGCATCGTAATAGAATATGACTCGCTTATCCTTGAGATATCTATAGTAATCACAGAAGTCCTGAGCCAGTTCCGGAAGTTTGCGCTCGTACTTCACATAGAATGAGTTGACGATGCGCAGCTTCGTGTCAGCCCCCACCTGCCCGACAACGAGACAGTTGATGTTGGCGTTGGCATCAGAGCCGATGATCAGCGGTAAACCGTCCTCTATATCTGAATCCATGCGACAGTCCTGCTGGTCATGATGCGGGTTGAAGGAATACTGCAGGTCATCGAGAAAGGTGACGTTGGGAGCGGTATAGAAATTCCGATCCTCGTCAAGACCGCTATAGAAGCCATCCTGTGCAATGCCCACGTGCTGACACATGATGCTTGTCAGGAAGGTCATCTTGGGGAGGTCTCGCTTCATCTGTCTGATGAAGTCCTCCCCGAGGACTGCCAGGTTCTGGATGCTGGAGCATCTGGAATAAACGAGGCAGTAGGAACGCAGAGAGTGCAGAATCTTCTCGTATTTCTGCACCTGCGACATATAATAGTCGTAACGCTCTGGGTGCGCTGCCAACTTATTACGTATGCTATGGAGCTGCACGACGACAGACTCGAGCGTCGCAACCAGCTCCTTATCCTGTTTTTTCTCCCACTGCATGAACCAAGAGCCTTTTTTGGTTGCAGAGGTATCTGAAGTAATCGTAAGACCATGGTGCAAGCAGCAGTCACCGAAAAGTTGCTTGTTACCACGGTTGGCCGGGAGCGTCTCATTGTTGAGCTGCTCCCAATCAATGAACTTTGCCTCGTCAATGAACACATGGTCGAGAGAGAGGGAGTTAGACGTACCGCTGCGGTCCTGCGAGATGATATTTAGATATGATCCGTTGTAGAAAGCAACAGTATTCTCCCAGTTCATCGGCTGGAAGTGCGGGTCTTTCCAGTGTAAAGCCTTCCATGGTTTCTTGCCCACGATGTAGTGGACGTCTCGCTTGTAGCCCCACTCCTCGAGGTGCACAAGTGCTGATGGAAGAATGTTAGTTTGGCATCTTTTGACAGAAGGTGCCACCATGGCCAGACAGGAACCTGGCATGTGCTGGACTGCATAGAGTATGCGACCAGCTTCGACCACACCCTTACCAGTTCCTCGCCCCCACTCGCAGACCAGGTCATGAGGCATGAGCTGCAAGACTCTGGACTGCACATCATTGAAGAATAGTTTTTTAGGCTGACCCGTCATTTGGCAACTCCTCAAAATCAGCGTCCTCTATGTCAGGCATAGAATATCGCTTCTCCATTTTTTTGATTTTCGCACGAAGATTTGGAATCTTCTGCAAACCGATGACTGTAGGATCATCTGTCATGATGAACTCAACAGGCACAATCTTGTCAAAAGCAAGATCTGGCTCATCAGGTGAGTCGGTACGATTGTTCTTGATGCGGTTTTTCTGCATCGAGGCGAGAGCCCGGAAGTCACCTGCAGCCTTGGCTGCCTTGCGATCCTCATCTATCTCCTGGTTGACCTTCCACCGCCAGAACTCCTTGGATGCAGCATTGAGGTTGCCGAGCATGAGCTGGCAGAGATGAATATCATCGTATGCCTGACTCTCGCTGATGCCGAACATCGCTTTGTCCTGCTCCACCATTTCCCTCACTGAGTAGCGAGGATAGCGAAGCCAGAAGGCGTAGCAGCCTCTCAGGCGCTCAACCCTGGCCTTGACAACAGCAGAGAGATGCAGGTCTTGAAGCTCATCCTCATTGAGAGGCATGTACTTCATGTAGTCATCGACATTGACTGGTAGACTCATATTCAACCAAGATTGGCAATGATCTGTGAGAGTTCCGACATGACAGCATGGTATGCACCAGGCGAACCGACCTTGGCGAGAGCGATATTGGATGTGCGCAACTCATTGGCGGTCTCTGCCAGTCCAAGCAGGTATTGCTTGCGATAAGGTGAGCGAGGCTCCTGCAGCTCAAGCTTCAGAGCTGACGACTCGTCATCAGACAAATCAATCATGATAGGCACCTGCTCGACAGGTGTCAACGCCTTGCCGAGGTCATAAACACTCTGAAGGAGCAGTTTGTTCTCCTCGAGATAAGGGAATTGTTGTCGTATCATCTAACAAATCATTAAGCATATTATGAACATCGAGATAAACATCTCTATCCGTAGTGAGGAATGTGCATTCCGCACGGTCACCATAAGTCTGTTTCTGAGATGTAATCACAGTAACTAACCACTTGTCGTTAGCGACGAGGATGATTTTGGAGTGATTAAGCGTCAGCTTCACCTCGTCAAAAGCCTCCGTCATCAGCCGACTCAGTTTGAGAGTCTTGGCTGAAGCCTTGACGTCAGCCACTAACGTTGAGTGCTGAATCATCCCACGCTTGCGAAGGTTGATCATTCCGCACAGGAATGCGTCAGATGTGGAGAAGGTGGTGACAGCGACTTGCGCTGCACCTGTCTGCTCCAATATCCAGCCCAACAAGCCGAGGGTGTGAAGCCCTTGGCCAAGAAAGACCTGAGAACTACTCTGCAGTAGCGGTTTCAGCGCCTGCTGAATCTGCTTGGCTCTCATCCGGCTTCACCTCCTCTCCGGGAATCACGATGCCAGCCTCCTTGATTTTGGCAAGAGTCTCTGGCTTGATGTCTGCCTTTGCATCGAGCAGGGTGTTCACACGCTTCTCGATGTTGGCCTGCAGCTTCTCAGCCTGCTGCTCCTTGCCATCAACCTTCAGCTGAATCAACTTATCAAGGTTCTTGGCGATGTAAGAACGCGCATTGCCGATGGCATTGGCAGAGACTACAGTTTCTGTCTTTGCCTCGGCAGTAATCTCCTCTGTGCCAGGAACAGCATGGTCATACGCCTCCATACCCTGTTTGTAGGCATAGTATTCTGTCTTGAGAGTGAGGAGCATCTTCTGGAACTCGTCGTTGGCTGCATTCAATCCCTCGAAGCGGTCACAAGACAACTGATAAGACTTGCATGCTTCGAAGAGTTCCTTGATGCGCTTCCAGCGACTGCAGTTGGCCTCCCAAATTTCCTTGATTTCATCGGGAAGCTGGTCATGATCTGCACGTTTGCCTTTGGCGATGATGGCAGAAGCATCGATGGAATCGGTGTTTTCTGCATCAACAAAAGGCAGATGAGGTGCGACTTCAGCTGCGAGTTTGTCAGCATCAGCGGTGGAATCGACCGCTTTCTGCAGTAAAGGTGTCACCTCAACGTCAAACTTGTGCACTTCGTCAAGAGTCATGCCCTTTGTGCGATAGCCATAATGCTTCTGCAGCTCATAGACAAGATGGTCAAGCATCTTCTGAGGTCTCAGCAGAATCTGCTGATAGAGATGACGGTTGTTATTGATTTGAAGGAGCATCAAGGCGCCCTCTCGGATATTATCGTCAGTATGTTCGCTATCGAACCACTGCTTGATTTTCTGTGTGAAATTTACATCATTCATAATTATAAACTTAAAAAGCGAGGCGAGCCATCGTCAGCATCGCCTCGCCAGGAACATGGTTAAAAAACTATATGGTAATGAACTCTACACATCACCTGCTTGTGCCGTCTTCAGCTCACCAGTCTCTCCAGAGAAGGTGCCTTCAGATGTAGGAATGTCTCCAAAGTAGAATGGTGGCAATGTCTCGCAGCCGACAGACAACTCAACAGTTGTGTTGGTCTCGTCTGTGACAGACGAACCTGAAGACTGCGCAGGTGAGACAGAACACTCGAAGTTGTCATCACCGAACTGACGGCACTTGCCGTTGCGCTGAGGAATCAGAGCAATGACATCCTCGTTGAGAAGCATTGATGCGAGCGCAGACTGCTCCTCCTCTGTGCCAGGGAATGTGAGTGCGAGCTTGTTGAGCATGGTCTTAGAACCATTCTCGCCCTGTGCCTCTGATGAGAAGTTGGACTTGTCCGTTGCCAAGTATGCAACAATGAACTTCTTGTCAGCAGCCATCGTGTGAGACTCCTTGATAACAAGGTAGTCCTTCATGGATGCTGCCTTTCCAAGCTGCGGTTTAGCCAGCTGAGTGATCCATCGACGTGGTGCAAGATAGACCTTGCGACCTGTACCAGGCAATCTCTTCGCTCCAGGACACTTCAGAAGATCCTCGTAGAGGTCTGCTGACTCTGTGCATGATTTTTTTTGCTGATCTGCCATATTATATATAATAATGTATTATCGTATGATGAGACTCCTATACTGCTGCAGGAATCTCATCGTAACCGAACAAGATGCGCTCCTTGCTGATAGACTCGAACTGAGTACCGAAGTACATTGTTGCAACAAAGTCAATCAAGAAGTGAGATGTCAGAGAGTCCTTAAACTCGAAATTGCAGTTGGTGCCCTCAGTTGCCAGACCAATGAGCATGTTGCTGCCAGGAGTGATGATCTTGAAGCCAACAGGAATGTTGTCAAGGGCAATGAGTGTACATTTGTTGCAACCGTCGAGCTTCGACTTGCCGAACTCTTTGTTGTAGTTGACACTACCATAGACGCTGCGGTATGCACGATCATAGCGCATCAACTCAGAGCTGTTCAGGAACATGAATGTCTCGGTGTTCTTGAGCTTCTGGTCTGCAGCATCGTAGAATGCCTCCAAAGCATCAACAGCATTGACATTTGTGATGGCCTCAGTTTTGAAGAGGTTGCCCTTCTCTGTAGAGACATTCTTGTTTTTGATCTCCTGATCCGCGATAGTCTTGAAGCCATCGTAGAGATCTGCGGTCTTCTTACCCCCAGGGTTTCGCTTAGCTGTAAAAAGCGTATTGAAGAAACTCTCACCCACCTTGGCAAAGAGGTAAGCACCAACGAGCTTGGTGATAGGCTGGTTTTTGAGTGCATCGCCCTGAAAAACGTTTGAGCCATAGATTGACTCACGGACAGCATTAGGCTCAAATGGCTTAACGCCAGAACCCAAGTATGTCTCCAGTGTACGACCGGTGATAGTAACGCCATTCTCATCTACACGAGTAAGAGAGTATGGACCAACCTGCATGTCTCCATTCAACTCACCAACGGTCTCTTTGCCACGAACACCGAGTCGACGGCTCATGTATTTGGCAACCTCGTCCAAAGCTCGCGTTGGCATCTGTATCAAGTCCTTGCGATACTTGGCATAGCTTGTGTTGAGTGAATCAGGAGTAATCTGAATTGTGCTTCCTTCAGTAACTGCCATTAGTTAATCTGTTTCATTGCTTGGTACAACTGATCAGCATCAATATCCTGCACACCCTCATCCAGATGCTCCTCCGTCTTGGCTCCAGGAGCCTTTTTGAGGTCGGATATTTCCTGATCCTTTGCTTTGATGTCCTTGTCTTTTGCCGCCAATTTGGTTTCAAGATCCTTGACCTTGTCGTTAGCAGCAGTGAGATCAGCTGCCGTATCGGTCAGTTTTTTCTCTTTGTCGGCAATGGCATCCTCGATTTTCTGCATCTCTGCATCGGTGAGTGTAATCTTCTCATCGGTCACTTCGAAATCATCCTTGCGTTCAAGGATGTTCTGAAGGTTGAGGAATTTCTTCTTCATTTCATTAATTTTATTGTTATTGAAAAACTCCCTGACACCATCTATGACTTGTGTCATGAAGTTCTTTGATGGTTTCTCCTCGCACTTGTTGATGGGTGGAAGGCCAAGATCCTTACATAATGCATTGGTGAATCTTCTTGCAAGATTGGTCTGTCTCTTGTTGTCTTCCTCATCGAGGTTTCTAATCTCGTCAATCAATCCAAAGTTCAAAGCCTGTTCTGGTGTCATCCAGCTCTCTTTGTTCATCTGTTGCAGGATCTCCTCAGAAGTCTTACCAGATTTCTGAGCATAGACAGATGCAATGACCTTGTCAATGGTGTCAAGATCATCGCGCTGCTTCTTGAATTGAGATATAAGGTCATCGAGTTTCTCCTTGTTGGCAGTCTCCCACACTGCAACACCTGTCGATGCATTATGAATAAGCATCGTGCTGCCCACACTCATGGTGACGTGCTTTGCACCCATGCAGATTACAGTTGCGATGGATGCAGTCATGCCCAACACATGGATGTTGACATTGCCATGATCCTTGATAAGTTGATAGATGGTAAGACCTTCATCAACGAATCCACCCGGTGAAGAGACAGCAATATTTACCTCCTCATCGGAATGTGCGTCAAGGTAATTCTTGACATCCTTTGAGCGTGTGCCGTAGGTTCCAGTCCACCAATCATATCCTGCACCTATGGTACCGCAAATCATCATACCGTATTTCATGCGCTAATCTTTTTTGATGCAAAGATAAGCATGGCAATTGCCTAAATAAAATACGTAGAATCACTCTACACGCGGTGCCTTTCGGTATGCCTGCCACTGAACTGTGACTTCGTTGAGTGTGCTTGACGAATAAGAATCAGGATGCACTTCAGAGACATTAATTGTCGGATAAGGTCTTGTTGAAAACCCGATGAGGTATCTTCGACCATCCAAATCTTCAAGCAGATATGCATATTTGGCTGCAGTATTGATGTCCTCCTCACATGTGCGATATATAAGTTTATGCGTATATATCCGCACTTTATCGTCATATTTGTCGGTAATTTCCAACTTAGCTGGGCGCTGGAACGTAACACTCTCCCACTCCAGGTTTGTCGGCAGAGCAAATGTCTTATTTCCAAGAAGTGAATCAAACGGCAACTTGGACGTCAGAATCCTCTGAATTTTAGTGATGTGATTAAGATATCTCATAATGTTAAATATTTCATGTTTGTTCGCAACTGTTCGCAGTTGTTCGCAGCTGTTCAAAAACAGGGTATATAGTAGATGACTTTATGGCGTTAATTTATGTTATTACGGCATCTTTTATTATTAAAGAGGTTGACCCCTTGTTTCTGGTATGCCTTTCGCATACGATACCATTTCATGCGAATGGTCTCTGCATAGTCTATGTCTATACCTTTGTTTTGGCACCAAGCTCGGAAGGCGGACATCTTCTTGCATGTAATATCGCTGAGGTCTCCGAGGTCGCTCCACATGTTGATGCGGAACAGATCATCAAGGCTCTCAAGCAGTGCCTGCTTGCCGAAGCTGGTCAGATAATTGTATGTCTCCGGGCTCTTGTATTTGGAGGCAGGAATGCAAATGGCCACGGATTTCGCTGTAGGTTGCTCAGGCACATTATTGCAAGGGCGCTTTGTGGTCAGTCTGCGTATGACAGCATTCTCATTGCTTGAGGCAGGGAAAACCACAGGGTCGCCAAAGGAATTGGTAAGCCATTGCTTCATATATGGCTCGACTTCGAGGTAGATAACGAATTTGCTCATGAAATATATATTAAATAATCCTTGCAAATTTATGAAATAAAATCGAGAAAATACCGCACTTGCGGTATTTTTTATCAAAAAGTCCCTGATTTTTCCTAAGTTTTTAGGAAAAAACATCATAAAATATTTTGGACACCTAAAAATGCCCGTTTCAGTTGTGGCATTTGTGGCATTTTTTATAAGTATCTGATTATCAGATATTATCTTATTTATATAAATGCCACATTATATAAATAAAATGCCACAATGCCACAACTCCCTTTGGACTGCCCAATACGTTGCCACAAATTGCCACATAAATGCCACAATGCCACAGCCCTCTAAACCGCTGAAAATCAACGATGCCACAAATGCCACAAATGCCACAACGAAAAAGGTGTTCGTATGTATGCAAGAAAATGTTGTCCTAAGAACACAAAAAGCCCCGAGGAAGAACACCTTCTTCCCCAGGGCTAAGGATATGATCTAAACAATAACTAAAAACCTATAATTGGCAATCCAGCCTCTTTCAACTCGTCATCAGTCATGAGGTAAGGGTCTTTTGTGGTCTTCTCTTTTTCCTCATCACCAGCCTCTGTCTCGAAGTCTATACCATATCGCATAGATATCATCTCATAATCGAAACACATGGGCCTGTCTTTATACCACAGTGTCTGTCGAGCAACCATCACACCATTCTCATCTTTTTTCTCAACAGTTTCCGGGAGACCATTCGGTCCAAACTTCTTAAACCGCTCTGCGTTCTTGGCCGTGCCATAGAACTCTGGTCCAATCTGCAGATAATGCAGCAGCGACTCTTTCGGCAGTAGGTTCACGTCCATGGAACGGCCCAACTTGCGGTAAATGGCCATGGTTATGTCCTTGCGTATCATGAGGACGTTCTTCGGCTGTGACCAGTTGTCCAACTTCGTCTTGTTGGTTGACAGGTTACCGACCAATTTGATTTTGAAGTCCTGGTCCTTGCGCAGCTCTCCCATCTTGACTGCAGCATTGATGATATTCCAGAACCCAGCCACCTCATCGGTAGAATTACACATTGAGTTCTGCCGTTTGATGTCTGCGACGACAACTGACAGCAGGTCATCATAAGTAAAAGGGAACTCTATGTAGTCTCTGATGGCAATATAGCTTGCCATCAGCACAGTCCAGTTGGTCATGATGCGGTCGAGAATGTTATCATTCTCCAACGCATTCTCAAGATCTTCAGATGCTTTTTTCCATGCAAGACCGAAAGCAGCTTGGAATTGTTCTCTATGCTTCAGAAGCTGAAGTGTGATATGTGTCGCTCCTATCTGACGATAGCGCTCCAGCTCTGCGAAATTCATTTTCTCCTCTCTTGTGTGCTCACCCTTATCGAATGTAAGATAGATAATTCGAGTAAAGAGCGCAATATCTGCAGTAGGCATTTCCTGACCAGTAAGGATGATGCCTGAGTCAACTTTAGCCTGCACCAGTTTCTTGTCTTTCTCCATATTCATCTTGGTGCGGCCAATACCATTCCAAAGGTCTTTGAGCCACTGCACCTTGCGGTTGTCGATGGCATTCTGATATTCATCGATATGCACCAGTGCATCATTGACACTACCCACATAATCAGACAGGGCTGGCATGGATGCATTGGTGATAGAAAGTGGCTCGTACTTCGTCTCATATTTATAGAAGAAATTCATCAGCGTCGCAGCAAATTCTGTTTTTCCACAACCTTTCGGGCCAAAGGCATTAAGAAGAGGAAAACTTCTTGACTTCTGAATGACAATATCTCTGAAAAGTGTAGCTATGTAGAAGCACAAGCCTACCTTGGCATTGTCTCCGAACACCTGTACAACCTTGGAAAAGAACTCTCTCTGCGTAGTAGGTGAATCTGTCATTTTCTCGTGCCGGAACTTCTTCTCATTGACATATAGCTCCCGGCTGTCGATGTTGAGCTTGCTCATGGCCGGAAGGTAGAACTTGCCTGCAGCGAGTCTTAATATTCCCATATCGTCGATGGGAACCCATGACCCTTGCTCAATGGCTCCATTGCAGAACGCATAGAAGCCCTCTCGCTGCCACCCAAGCTGCTTGATAGGATCTGCAGTCTCTGTAACTCGCCCGAGATAGCCTAATAACTTGATGAGCTGCTCATCCTTGGCCATCCATATATAATCACCCATACCGAACAGGCGCTTACGAAGTGAACTGCTTGACGTGATCTCTTCCATATTCAACTCTATGAGACGTGGCTGTGTCTCTGAATTGTTGTTGTTAATTTCAAAGAGTCTGACAGGATTGAAGTCATCACGTATGTGGAAGAGTGGCTTCAGTTTGAAGTTGCTCCACTGCACTTCATCACCCTCCTTGTTCGTTCCAAAATAGCAATTGTCATGCTCGGTGAATCCGAATTCACGCAGCATGCTCATGTCACCCTTGCGCTCCTTCTCCTGCTTTTCAGCCACAGCTGCTGTCTTTGCACGCTTGAGTGTATTTTTCCACTCCCGGTTATGATTGTATTTCCGGCAGAGAGCTTCGAGATAGCTGCTCTGGGTATCTTCGTCTCTGACAAGCATGAGGAGTGAGCAGATATCTGCGATAGCTGACATGCGATCTTCCGTAGTGTAGTCATCAATGCTCTCTGCTGTTGGCCAATATCTGCGAGTACAATACCAGAAGATGAATTCCTCATCTCTCATCTGTTCAAAGTGCCCTTTATCCACAATCCATGAGTCCGGATCCTCTTTTTTGGGTGCAGGGTAGTCAATAGGTATCTCGCGCACGTTGACGGTGAAGCCTGCCTCGAGAGCAGCTCGGCCATTCTCAAACACATTGACTGTACCTGCCGGGAACTTGTTGCCATCCTTCAGCGTGTCTGCGTCTGGTATGAATATGACCTTATGCGCTAACTTGAATAACTGCTTCAGCTGATTGGGTGTCCAGGCACCTCCGAGCGATGCGACTGTATTGAGTATGCCTATAGACTGCAGCTTAATCACATCAGGTCCACCTTCAACGAGGTAGAACTTATCCTGTATGCGCGCCTGCTTCTGTGCGAGGTTGATACCGAACACCGAAGTATCCTTGTGATAGACAAGACTGTTTTTGAGATTAAGATATTTGCAGATATCCTTGTTTTCGCTCATGGTGCGAGCGGTGAAACCGATAATCCGGCTCATCTTGTCATAGATAGGTATTGTGTATCGGTCACGCAACATGGCATATCTGCCACGCTCGCCCTCACCAATGAGACCGACCTGCTCTAACAGGTCGAAGTCAAGGCCTTTTTTCTGAGCCCACGCGATGAAACCCTCTCGTGGTGCATATCCGATGCCAAACGTCTCGATAGCATCCTCACCCCATCGTTTTCTGACCGCTTCCCTCGCTTGCACCGCTCCTGGTGTGTTTTCGTTGATGCAATCCACGAAATATGACTGAGCATAATTGAGGACTATGCGCATGGCATCCTGCTCCTTCTGTTTCTCCAACTCCTCATTGCTTGGTTTCCAATCGTCCTCAATATCCTCGTTGAGGTATTTCTTGGCCAAGTTTCGGCATGCTATTGGGAAAGGCAGGTCATTCTCTAATTTTCTGTAAATAGAGATGACATTGCCACCAGAATGGCATCCGAAGCAGCGCCACGTATTAGTGGCTGTATCGACATAGAAAGAAGGCCCACTCTCATTATGGAATGGACAACAAGCCCAATGTCTTGACCTGCTTTTTTTGGTGAAGCTGACGCCACCATTCTCTGCGACTTCAAGAATGCTGACATCACTTATAATTCTGTCAATAATATCTTGTCTGATCATATCACGAATATTTCTTCTGCAAAAATAGATTGTAATCAGCTAAACTGAAAATACTATACTATTCTGCGCATTATTTTGGCTATATCCTGGTTAACGAAAAATCTTAGCCTCCTATCGAAAGTCATACTCCGCTCCAGTATAAGGTATGTCAGGGCATCCTTATATCTGCCCCCCCGATTGTTCCATTTACTCTTAATCTGTCTGTCTGACCAGTATCGAAACTTCATATCAGTATATCTCATTTTTTAGGCTTTTTGAAATTAGTACACTTTGAGTTCTCCATGAAAAAATCATAATCATGATCACTCTCTATATCCTTGTATAGTTCTCGATGCGAGCACCCCCAGAACCTGCAAGTGTTTCCTTTGGCCCATGCGCAGGTTTTATGGTTCTCGACGAATGTTTTTTTCCTCATAATACGAACAATTTTCTATCAACTGATGCTCAACATAAGCCTTCAGATTTGTGCACCAAGCTCCATTGATACAGTTGCGATGAAACTTGCAATGATGGCAATTCATAAGTTGCGCTGATGAACTATCTTGATGATTTCTCGCGATGAGCGCAAGCCAAGTCGCCGAGTCATATTACGCAATTGCGATGTGACCGTATGCAATGATTTGCCTAATATATCAGCAACCTCTGAGGCTACATATCCTTTAGCGAATACTTTAGCAACTTCAGTTTCTTTCGGGAAGAACGGAGACTTGACTTTTGGATTGCATACAATATTCTCCTCCTTACAACATTTTCTGAGCGGGCAATTCACTCTCTCCAAATTCATCATTCCCTGATTGATGTCATAATTGAGAGTGTCATTAGTACCGAAGTTGCATCTAATGAATCTCTCAGTTATGAGGAACTGATGATACAGTTTATTTTTCTCACTCTTGATGAAATTATTGAAAAGATATTCATAAGCTTCAGGATATACAGTCTGTATCATCTGAGCCATTAATCTTATCAACTCAGGCTGTTCCATGTCATATCTAATGATCTCCTGGTTCTTTCCATAGAAATAAACCATACCCTGTGGTGACACGAAGAATTCTATCTGTCTTGCTTCCAT